GGCAACCAAATATTACAAAAACACAACAAGAAAAATTAGAAAGTTTGTTTGAGATAGAAACTGCATTACATATTTTAATTATGAATGTTGAAGCTTTGTCTACAGAAAAAGGTGTTAAGTTTGCAAATAAATTTATTAACTCACACAAAGCTTTGATGGCTATTGATGAGTCTACTACAATTAAAACACCAACTGCTAGACGTACTAAAAATATTATTAAGATTGGTTTAGATGCTAAGTACAAAAGAATAATGACAGGTTCTCCTATTACAAAAAATCCATTAGATTTATATACACAGTGTGAGTTCCTTGATCCGTGGTTATTGGACTTTGCTTCATACTACGCATTTAGAAATAGATATGCAGAAATGAAAACAATGCATATACGTGGACGATCTATCCAGGTAGTAGATAAGTTTCAAAATTTAGGAGAGTTATCTGACATAGTGAAAGAATTTTCTTATAGAGTATTGAAAGAAGACTGCTTAGATTTACCTCCTAAAGTATTTATTAAACGTCATATAACATTGACATCTGATCAAAAAAAAGTTTATGAACAAATGAAAGAACAGGCTCTTGCACATTTAAATGGTAAGGTAACAACCACTATGACTGTGTTAACACAGCTTATGAGACTACATCAAATAACATGTGGTTATGTAACTGCTGATGATGGTACTACACAACAAGTTGAAAGTAATAGACTTAATGAATTAATGTCTATTTTAGAGGATACAGATGGTAAGGTTATTATTTGGGCTAACTATCAATTAAGTGTAGGTGAGATTATACAGAAGATAATTAAAGTATATGGTCCAGATTCATATGTTCATTACTATGGTTTGACACCACAAGAAGATAGACAAGATTATATTCGTAAGTTTCAAAATGATCCTAAATGTAGATTTATTATAGGTACACCTCAAACAGGTGGTTATGGTATTACTCTTACAGAAGCTAATACTGTTATATATTATTCTAATGGGTATGATCTAGAAAAGAGACTCCAATCAGAAGACAGAGCACACAGAATAGGACAAAAGAAAACAGTGACTTACATCGATCTGATTTGCGAGGACACGATCGACGAGAAGATTGTGAAGGCTTTAAGAGATAAAATAAATATTGCATCTGAAGTTATGGGTGAAGAGTTAAGAGATTGGATTTAGTTTACAACTTTACCACCGGACCATTTCATTTCCGGTAATCCTTCGCTGTATTTTTTACCATCGAAAGTTAAAACTTGTTTTCTGTTTGAACCAGACTCGTGATAACTAATGTGTATCCATCCCCCTGCAGGATCTTCTGGATCAAAAAATTCCATGATCAATTGATCAAAGTCAACGTTGTTTTGTAGCCAGTAAGCTGTTTGAATGTTAGGCACACCAAAAATTTCTAGGTCGACCGCCTGGCCCTTCGCGTGCTGCGATGTCTTTTTGCTGCCGATCGCTTCACACAACGCCTCGCTCCGGTATCCGCTGGTGATGGTCACAGGTTTGTCGAAGTGTGCACGTAAAGGTTCGAGCACCTCATAACACAGATCACCTAGACTTTTAATTTCTCCAGCTCCTGGAGTATTGTCAATACCTTTCCGCGTCGCTGTCATCGACTTAATCATCTCTTTTAAAGTAAAGTGTTTTGAAAGTTGCATGATTTATTTTGTAACATCTGTAAGTAAAACTATTAGCACTGCTCCCATACCGCCAACAATCCAATACTCTAATCTTTTAATTCGTTCTTGCATTTCTTTAATCTGCTCAAACGTTTGCTTTTGCATTATTCTGCAAAGCTTCTCGTGTGATTCAATTTTTTCTAATGCTGATTTTTTAGCCATTATACTTTTCTCAACCTTTGCCTTATTAGTTGTTCTTCTGGAGATAGTAATGCCATCTCTGTCGTTGTCAAGTTAGTATTTTGATCTACTGCTTGCGCTTGATTGGTTACATTTGGTTGAACATTTACGGGCATAGGTGTGTCTGGTAAGTTAGGTGTTTCCACTGTATCTAAAGAAAAATCAT